CAGTAAACAGCATTTCCATCGAGTGACGGGTTTCAGGACGCATTTTCTTCTACGAATTGTTTTTGGAACTCTTCCACCTGATTCTGAATTTCTTCAGGAATAGGAGAGATTTCATTAACGGGAACCATCATAGCAGATTTTCCGTCAGGACGAGTAATTTTCCAACAAACTCGTTGAGATTCTGTTAGATCCATGATGAAATCAAAGTGATCTTCTGCTTGACGCAATGTAATACCAATCGGTCCAATCATTTAATAGCAAATGTATAGGTAATAAGGTCATGATCAACGACTTCTTGGATTCCAGAAATGGTTTCAGCGAAACCTTCGGATCCTTCATCATCCCATTTCCAGGTTACAGTTTTATCATAACCTTCGTTGTCTACGATCTTGATTGATCGCTTGGAGAAGTTGATGAAGATTTGCTCAACGCTGGTCTCTTGCATGAGGTGTCTCGTTTACCCCCATATTATAAGGGATATGAGACCAGATGTCAAGAGGTCGTTTCGTATCGGAGAGCAGTGTTACCCAAATCTTCCTTGAGAACGCCATCGGTCATAGCATCATTATATAGTTTTCTATTAGATGCGAGAGAAATACTGTATCCACTGTACAAAGTTGTCTGATTTGTATGGTAGTGCTTCAATTCATTTCCACCAACAGTAATTGATCTCTTACCCCTGAGTTTCTTGGTGCCTGTATTCTCTACACCAATCAATTCTAAGAGGTGTGGTGTGACAACTTGAATAGAATTCTGTGATTGTAATGTTATCTCTAAACCACTATAAGTTTGAGAGTCACTTGTATTTTCAAAATATCTTCCAGTAATTCTAGTCTTTGTAGCAGAGAGATCTAATTCACTACTCTGGAAATGTAATTTTGCACCAACAACACTCATGTCAACATCAGATCCAAATTTAATCGCATGTTTCTGAATCTTACCACCTTTCTTAGGAGCACCCTCAGCAGATAAAAAGAATCCACCACCAACTTCTAAATGACAATTACCAGTAATTTTGAGATAGTAATCACCATCAACCGTTAGTGCATTACTGCCTGTAACTAACTTACAATCATCACCATGAACTTCTTGTGTCAATGTGCCTGCATAAGAGATATGATCTGCAACCAAAGATCCTGTATCACCCTTTCCAGAGTTTTGCTCTCTTCGATATATCATTGCAGCATTATCAATCTGCTCTTGAGATGCATCAGGATTATTTTTCTTAAACGTATCTCTAGCAACTTTCTCTGCAAAGTGAGCATTGTTTAACGACACCGAAGTATGTGTAGTTCCGTTGACTCTCTTAGATACATCCGCTTGACGACCAGGTGTCCCTAACCATAAATCATATGACCCATTGATATGATTCTTTGCTGAAGTTAAATAAGGATCAGCATCTCTGAAAACTGATGAGAATAAATCAGTTGATTTTTTAACATCCCCACGAATTTTATTAAGATCTTTAAGTTCATCTAAAGGACAAAGAGTCAATCCAAACAGAGGATACCATCCTGCTAACTTAGATGCACTTTCAGCAGTTCTAGTACAACCAGCACCAAACTTACCTAGTAATTTGAAAGTTTCATTAATACTGACATATGCATATTGACCTTGATTAAACAAAGTAGTTGTCGATTCAAAAATGTCTAAACCTTTTACCCAGTGATCTAAAAGAAGATCTACCTCATCATTGATACCATCTACCTTTTTCTTTACAGTATCAGTTAGATCTCCAACCTTTTTTATCATGTCAACAACATTCTCCAGAATGTTTTTAGACACTTGATTGACACCATTTTTAACTAAGTCTTCTTTACTTTTTACACCAGAAAGATACATATCTAACTGCTCTTCTACTGGTTTCAAGCAATGATCAACGTAACCATCTAAATTTGCATCAAACTTACATGCTTGATCTAAAATACTAGTGATTGCTTTCACTACACTGTTGTATACTGCAAACGGCGTTCCGTCTGTTTCAAGCATCAATGTAGTAATCTTAAGATCATTCGCTAATGAAATAAGTGACTGTCTTACTGAAGAAATTACCTGGGCGTATACAACAGTCAAATAATTAGATAGTGGTGCTAATAAATCTTTTTTCTTAATTAACTTTCCAGAAACTAAATCTAAGTAATCTCCTGCTTCTGCCTTTACTAAAGAGTTTGAACTAGAAGCCAAGTCTTCAATAAGATAAGAAAATTTATATTCAATACTCTTCCAAGAACTACCAATACCATTTGCCGCTGGGATTGGTTTTTCAGGATCTATTGGTTTGATTGGATTAGCGCCGCCTCCAGGAATCTCTACACCAATATTTTTTGGGGATCCACTACCGCCAATGTCATACTTAGTGTGACCAGGATGTGCAACAGCATTTCCACCACCCTGACGTAATACACCTATAGGACTAACAACATCATTTTCTGCTGGATGTACTGCAGAATTATTAACAATCTCGCCTTTCTTTAATACTTGATTTGTGAAAGATAACTTCCTTTCAGACTTTGTAGAATCTGATTTATTAACGCGCATCACACCTAAGACGATGGGCATCTGTGCCATCTCACCGTCCATAAAGAAACCTAGGACAATCGCACCTGGTTGCAACTGACCAGAACTTTCGCCCTGACCATCATTACCTGCCTGAGAAGTATGTTGCAATACAGTTGCCCAAGGTAAACTTGCCGTTGGTAGGTCTGCAAGTGTTCCACCTGCAAAGTTAGTGTAATATCCAAGACAACGAACTTTAACACGCCCCAATTCCATAGGGTCTTCGTTATCTTCTACTTCACCAACCCACCAGAAAAATCCGTCCTTACCGACGAAATTTACCTCAGATTCGCTAAAGATGCCGTCAGCAAGTGCCGCCATTATTTTAAACTACTTTTTTAGTATTTATCGACGTTGCTCAACGTATGACCGAAAAGCTTCTGCCATGTCTCTATACCCCTGACCGACATATATTTGCCCTGAGACAACTGCAACTGTAGCAGCGCCCCAGAACCAATAATACCACTGAGTTTTTACTTGATGTAGTTGTTTTCTCTTAGCCATTCTTCAGTCATAGGTGTAGGATCGTAATCAGTCCACATAGTGCCACGAGCACAGGACTCCAATGCTTCCTGTGTCATACTCTCAGTTTTACCTGCCCAGGTTGCTTCTGCTTCCCAGGGTTGTGCGTGTGCAGGATAAGTGCGCTTGACCATCTCTTTCCAAATCATAGGCACATCTTCTTCATTCTTGATAATAGCAATCATGTTATTCTCGATGGTTCCTGCCATACAATCCTGTGCAGCGTGCCATCCCTCATGACGCACAACGCTCATGAGTACATGTGGGCGATACACATATGTGCGATTAAGATAGAAGTGATTACTTACAGTATGATAGACACCACGATGTCCTACAGGAAAATACTTTTCATCAGCAAGGTGAACATGAACACCAATTTTATTGAAGGCAATCATGATTTGATCAAACTCTTCCTTGACTGCATCCCAATTGGATTGTGGAAATGCATGTTCGAGATCAATGGATGAGTAGATGCGTTCTACATCATCAGTGCATTCTTTAAGAAGCATACAACCCATAGCGTCCATGGTATAGTATCCCTTAGTGGGTTCTGCATTTACTGCAATACCATGTGCTAAACCAAACAGAAGACCGCTGAGAATAGCATTACGAAGTTTCATTAGATGTCATAGCAAGTTGACAATGGGCGAAGAGGGGATCGAACCCCCGACCGACTCGGTGTAAACGAGTAGCTCTACCGCTGAGCTATTCGCCCTTTCTTTTAAATTTATATGGGTTGTTAGAACCCCAAATCATTTCACCATCAGAGTTATATCCCTGATCACATGTATGAATTTTATCACCAAAAAGGATCATCATAGAATTAACTCGATGACCCTTTTTGTCAATACAACTATCACCAATGATGTTTCCAATCCACTGATGACCATTGAATACAAACATCATATCACAATTTTCGGATCTTGTCCAATCTAAGTGATAGTTCTCAACCTTTACTTCAGTATCTGAGATACGGTTGATTTTATGATACCGTTCCCTATAGGGAGAATAAGGTGTTTTTCTATAGAAATTTCTTGAGTGCAATCCACCATCAATCTGATCCCATACCAATTCTACTGAAGAGTACATGATGGGATCGGATTGTGCTTGGGATACGTTAGTCCAATGTCCAAGTAAGTAATTCTCAAAGCTCATAGAATATTTCTGAACCACTCACATGGTTATTATAAAGGGATACTAATTAGGTGTCAAGTCAGTCTTCGTAAACTAAACACTCTGGTTCGGAAGGATTCTGATCGCAATACAATTCTAAGTATGATGGATCGTGATGATCGCCCGCTTCGATTTCTTTTTTGTGATGCTCAACATACTCCTCTAGGTCATGCAGTTCGCCTTCAATATGACGACGCATTTGAGGATTTGTGTTTGGATTATCGAGAATTTCCTTATCCTTCTCGATGTGCTTTTCGATGCTTTCCATAGGTTTGTATACTAATGATACGATATTATTTATTTGAGAATAGAATCTTTCATTAATTCTATTGCCGTCTCTATCTTACCCACTGTGGCACTATGTGTCAACCGAACTATCATGTAACGCCCACTATAGCGTCTGTCAGTTGGAACTGTAGTGCCTGACTTGAATGATCCAGGTAGAGTAAGATGAATACCACCACCTGCATATAAGTCTATATTGCCAGGAATTCTAACTAATGCTTTTAGATTTTTAAGAGTTTCAACACGCATATACTGATATGCTTGCAATTGAACCAATTCTTGATAATTTTTCTGAGGATTATTTTTATATTTTGGATCAAATGCTTGACTAGGTAACATGCAATAGCGAACCCGTTTTGGTTTATTAAAAATAGATTGAATCTCAGTATCCATTTGAGTATGAGGATTTGTAGTTTCCTTAGGATCTAAGTGCTCCATCTTTGCCCAAGTATCTTTCAAAGAATATTCATATGCTAATTTGGAAATATCATTACTCAAACCCATAGAAGATGCTGTAATATTAACTGGATCAAATCCAACACTATACCCAGCGATTGTTCCATGACGTTGAGCAACTAAGTTCTTGTGTTCTTCAGGAAAACTGATACCATTGATAGTATAGTTATCTAATTCTTCATTAATGTTTTTAGGTGCATATGAATATCTGTACAATCTCTTAGTATTTGTTCTAGTATTAGTTTCAACTTCTTTCATATTATTGATATCTTCAATTAGACCATCAATAGATCTAAAGTTATATCCTTGCGAATTCTCATAGAACAAGAATCCGTTTTGAAGCACACCACCCTTCGATGATTTACGAACACTTCTATCAGTCAACCAATAGACAACATCTAAAGGTCTCCAATTAGGAATAATAAATGAATGTTTTGATATTGTTTCTTCTACAAAAACATCTTTATTAGATCCTAGATATGAATTATTTTTGAGTAACGTTTTGACAATAGTTTCAGTTCTAGTATCTTTATTAAAAATAACTTCAGATGATCCAAATACATTTACAGATTCATTTTTGACAAATTCATCTGATAATGCATTTATCTGAAACATTTCAGTGTTATTCTTATCTTTAACACGATTGAAAACACCAGTAGTTCTGAAAAAATAAGTTCTATCTGCTAGACTGGTAAAAACTTCTAACTTAATAACTTCACTTCCTGTGAAAATACCTTGAAGACCTGCTGCATCTTGAAAGATAAATTCTGCTTCCATTGTTGCAAGAGAAATATCTTCGGTGATACTCCAACCTCTACAAAAATCTAATAAATTGAAATCTGTTCCATCACTCGCAAGTCGCTCACCGTTCCTGAAAACACTGAGTTTCCACTCAGCTTCACCTGGCGTAGTTCTTTGAATCGTCATGAGAATACACTGCCTCCAGTCTTATTTAAGCCAGAATTAATAATCTGTGCCATGGCACCACCGATAGATTGAGTAATCTTATTACCACCACCAGTTAAAGTACCACCTCTAGCACCTTGACCAGCAGCAAGGTTAGCGATAGCAGATTGTGCTGCTGCAACAGATGCTCTTACCTGAGCATTTGCTGATTCAACTGCTGCCATGGTTTGTTGAACGGTTTGCTGAGCACGATCATTCATTTGTGCTCTTGCATATTGTCTCTGTTGTGTTACTTTTTGAATTTCTGCAGATTCACGTTTTTTAGTTTGTTCTTGTCCTCCGAAATTAATTCCTGTATTGGCACCTTTCTGTCCACCCATTCCTAATAACGCCATAAGAGGATTACCCTCCATAGCGCCTCTTTCAGCGGCACTATCATTCAAACCATGTTCAGGAACACCACCAGATCCACCACCAACTTTACTGTCACTAGCACCGAAAGGATTTTGATAGTAACCAGAACCTCCAGCTTTTCTTTGTGCAGTGAAACTTCCAACATTCATAGCACTCTTATTCGCACTACCAGAAGCCTGGAACAGATTACTCATACCACCGCCTAACGTTGGCATTGGCATTTGATATGGTTTTGTTGGAGATGTTTTACTTGGGGTTCCTGATCCACCAGTTCCTGTGCCACCTGTAAATGGATTATTTTTGATCAAATCCATGAATTTAGTACTACCAAATCCACTCAATGCACCACTGAACATACTACCAGCACCACCGCCTTGTGCTTCAACTGCCTTTCTCATTGCCTGATACTGACCATCAGTCATCTGTGCTCCTTGAGCAGACTGAGCACCACCAAGATCACCAGTTGTCTTTTCAGCAGCAGTTGCAATAGCTAGATCTGGATAACCATAATTACCAGGGGGTTTTCTCTTCTTACCGTAGAACCAAGAACCCCAATCGTCCATGACAATTGATTGTAACTTATAATTAGATCTACCAGAATAAAGCATCTCCGCAAAAGACTTCAGTTTAGATCTCTGCTGTTGCGGATCACCCTGATAGTTATTCATATTCATTGCAATACCTTGGGCATGAAGCGGACCACGAACTGCTTCTCTACCAGCTGGTGAATATCCTTTGGTGTTAGGACCATCTTCACTCCAGTTATTTCTTCTGAAGAATCGATGGTTGAATACCGTCATACCTTGAGTAAGACCCATTCGACCAATTTCTTTAGCCTTCTTAGGTCCAGCACCATCTAATGCAACACCTTCACCACCAGCAGCAGGAGCAGCGTTTCCTACACCCATAGCGCCAGCAGTGCCTTGCATTGCTCCCAGTGACTCTTGCATACTACCTGGGAGCAGTGACAATGGAGATTCTTGCCCTAAAGCAACTGCCAGCATCTGAGGAAGTTTACCACCAAGTAAGTTTTGCTTACCGAACAGATGCAATCCTCTTGCTAATAATTCAGGTAATTTCTCACCAAAAGTCTTACCATCTTGCTTGAATAGTAAATCACCAATATTTACAGCGCCATTTACAAAATCTTGTGCATCTCTACCAAATAATTTCTTACCTTTTAAGAATTCAAATGCAATACCAGCACCACCACGAATTACATCGTACCAGTTTGCAGAACCATCTTCATTACTTCCGCCACCACCAAAGATGGTTTGGAACATATTACCAATAGCATTTCCCTTGCCTTGCTGCCCAAACAATCCACCAATTAAAGATCCAAGTGCTCCACCTTGTTTAGAGAAACCTTTGAGGATACCACCAAGACCACCCTTAACCGAACCATTGTCATTATAATCAAATCCAAATAACTTATTACCAGTAACCATTGCGGCATACTGAGTGCCGCTGGCGAGAGGACCCATTCCAGAGGTCTCATCACCACTTCTATATCTTGTTTCACCGCCGCCAAATATATTGCCAAAATTAAATGTTGGCATTGTAGTCTTAGGAGCGTTCCAATCATATTCAAAGTCTGAAGATATCCCATATCCGCCAGTATTAAAGGCACTACCAAAATCTAGACCACTAGTCTTTGGCGCACTACTCCCGCCACCAAAAAGACCACCTAAGAATCCACCACCGCCACCACCGCCACTGCTACTACTCTTGCTACCACCACTGAAGAAGTTACCAATACCTTTAACAGCACCACTGATTGCCTTACCAATGCTACCGAAGAACATTCCATCTTTACCTGCTGCCCCAGAGACAGAAGATCCACCAGGAGAATACCCAGATGCTTTAGGCAGACTCTTAGGAAGATCAAATCCTGCCATATGCGCCATCTGCATATTAGCAAGCGTTGATCCTGAAGAGTTGAATGGAATAACGTATGAGTTACCTACACTATCCTTAGAGATGTACTCTAGACCGTGACCGATAAAGTCGGGACGATGACCCGACATTGATGCTAGATATCCAGACTCAGGACCATTGATCCATCCACCACTGGACATCTCTTTGAGATTAAATCCGCCCTTTAGTGCTTCCCTAATCCTCTTATCAGTTAG